AGATTTCTTGAGACAGGTTCATGTGGTCGGTGCTGTAGAAGGTGCCAACCTGCGTCTTGGTCGCGGTGACAACCGGGGTGAGGCCATGCTGTTGCGCGAGAATGGTCGCGATCTGGCTCGACGTCTTGTTCAGGTATCCAACGGTCCCTTTCGTGTCGATCAGCTTGGCCGTCCAATCGCGGCCGGTCAGGTGGATCGTGCCGGCGAGCGGGTCGAACTCGATATCGTCGACCTGTGCCAGGATCAGCAGGTCGGCATCGATCGGCGCGTAGCCCCCGTCGCCCTGCCAGTCGGTGGTGACGAACACTTCCGCGTCGATACTGGCCTGTTTGCCAAACCAGTCCGGGCCGTATCCGGTGGGTAGGCCGGCAACCACGAACGTGGCGTCGAAGGTGTCAGCCGCCCGAAACCGGTTGTTGTCGATTGACCACGACACCCAGCCGATGACGGTCGTTCCGTTGAGTTTGACCGCGCCGCGTGGACGCCTCGAGACGCCACCGGTGGGCATCGCATTGACATCAGCCATTCAGCACGCCCCCGGTGCCGCTGGACGGGCGCGGAGGGATGACGAGCGTCGTGATGCCAGAAAGGCTTGGGTCGGTCAGTTTGTTGGCTTGTGCGAGCGCGGTCCAGAGCATCGGGTCGCCGAATTGCTCGGTCGCGATCTGGAACAGGTTGCCGCCGATCGTCAAAAGCGTCGTGGTGCCAGAGCCAACTGCTGCGATATTAGCAGCCATGCGTCCTAGGGTCCGGTCGAGCATGACCAGCGAAGGCGACTGCGTTGCCGTGGCGACATAGGCCGGCAGTGATGCCGCCATCATGATCGGATCGGCGCCAGCGAGGATGCCGGCGACCCCCATCGGAGCGCTGACGATCGATTCCGCTGCACCCATCAGATTGCCGACCTGCGCACGGGCTGCCGCAATGGGGGTGGCGAGCGCGGCAATGGCGCTGACTGATGCCGTCGCGAAGTCGCCCACCGCCGTCACCGCACTGCCGAGTGTGCCCATGAGGCCGGTCAGCGTCGTGTCACCGATCAGGCTGGACAGCGTGGATGCATCGGCAAAATCATCGTTGACCAGCTGCTCGGCACTGAGCGGCGGCACATCGTCAAGCGGCGCGGTGTCGTCGGTCACGACCTCGCAGCGGATCTGGTACGGGATGCGCCATGGCAGCCGGAAGTCGCACGAGAGTTCGGTGATGATGACGGTGTAGGCCAACTCATCCCACGTCAGCGGCACGGTCTTGCCGGCCTCGACCATCGTCTTGAGGTAGCGCGCCGCCGCCATTGCGTTCTCGCCGACGAACCAGCCCGACCACGACAGCGGATGCGGGTCGCGGCCGAGTACGTCGATGATGCGCTTGCCGCCGACCAAACGATGGACGTTGGTTGTCTGGCTGACCCCGAACGGGATGTTTTCGGGAATTTCGAAACGGCCGAACGTGAAGTCGCCGAGGGTGACCGTGGTCATTTCGTGATCAGCATCGAGGGCTTGCCGAGCGCGTTGTCGTAGAAGTGCCCGCCGCTGTTTGGACGATTGGCTTGCCGGGCGAGTTGCGCCGCGACGATCGCGCCGACCTTGTGGCCGTCAAGGTAGACGTCGCCGGTCTTTTGCTGGGAAGCGGCGGGGCGGTGCATCGGCACGGTGCCACCCGGCGCAGTCTGCCCGATCGGCGAGATATTCACGCCGGGCAAGTGGTTGAGCATGCCGATAACGTAATTGATCATGGCGGCCACCCCGTTCTTGATGCCCTCCCACAGCGCGGTCAGTTTGGGCCCGATCCAGTCCCAATTTTTCCACACCAGATAGACGGCTGCGGCGATGGCTGTCAGCGTCAACCCGATCGGGTTGAGCAGCAGCGCGCGACCGATGACCATAAGGCCAGTGCCGATGTAGGGCAGAGCGGCTGCAATAACGGTGAATGCGGTTCCGACCATCGGCAGCATGGGGCCGAGTAGGGCTAGCGCCCGGAACCCTGAGGTGACCAGCAGCATCCCGCCTCCCACCAGTGCGGCGGCGGAAACCGCGGCGAACATCTTGACCATGCCGTCGAACATCGCCGGGTGCGCCGATGCGAAGGCGTTGATCCGGTCCAAAGCACGGCTCACCATTTCAAGGCCCTTCACAAACATCGGGAGCGCCGCGTCGCCGATATGCAGTTCCAGCGTTGCCTCACGAGCGCGCAGGGCGGCGAGCTTGCCGGCAGGAGTGTTCGCCGCTACCTGTTCGGTGGCCTTGACCCCCAGCGCGTGCTGGTTGGCGGCAATCTGGCGCCCAAGGCTTCCCGTCTTGTCCTGCTGATAGATCCGGCTCATCAGGCCCGAACCGGTGCGATTGCCCAGGATCATGCCGAACTCGCGCACGGTGGCCTCGTCGCCAGTGATGCCCTTGGCCGCGAAGGCTGGCAGCAGCACCTTGTGCAACAATGCCAGCTCGCCTTCGTTTTCGAGGATCGACGAACCCTTGAACGATCCGGGCAGCGCCTTCTTGAGCATGCCCAACTTGTTGAACTGCACGCGCGAAGGATCAAGCAGGCCGAGCCTGAACAATTCCTGCTGCGCGGTGATCGTGCCGCGCGACTGCACCAAGTTCTGATAGATCGACATGGCAGCGGTGCCGTAACGCGCGCCGCCAAATTCCTGAATGAGCGGCTCGCCGCCAAGGTAGAAAGCATCGTTGTTGCGGCGGGACAACGCCACGCCGCCGGTCTTGAGCGCGGCGAGCAGCGCGGATGCATCGACCCGGCCGCGCGACCCGGCAATCGCCTTCTGCGCGAAGTCGGCCTGCGTCGCGAACTCGCGATTGCTCGACAGGCCGCCGCGGAACTCGATGACCTTGAGCATGTCCATCAGCTTGCGGTCGCGATCGCCGCCGCCTTCGCCGAACAGCACCTGGTTGGCGAACTTCATGCGCGCCATCAGCGGCGCCGCCATCTTGGCGTGGTCGAGGTTCTTGAACACCGCCATCGCATCGCCGACCAGCGCCATGTTCTCGCGCGTCGACGTGCCGATCGTGTGCATACCGCGCGCGTATTCGTCGGCCTGTGCGTTGATCTTGGCACCAAAGCCGAGTGCCCCAAACCGGGCCAATTCGGTCTGGTACTTGATCGCCTCCTCGATCGGGCCTTTGAGCAGCCCCAGCCCGAAGCCGCCGACCGCCGCCAGTGCGCCGCCTGCCAGAGCCATCTTGCCTATGGACTTGAGGCGCGTTTCCAGCGCCTTTGCTTCCATGTCGGTGGTGCGAAAATGCCGCGACATCATCATCAGGCCGCGCGTCACGTTCTCGACGAGCGAGATGTTTACCGCGACCTTGTAGGCTTCCAACGACATTTGGTAGCCCCTTCGTCAAAACTGTGGTAGGCCCTCGGCCCGTGAAACTGATCCGTGATCTCAAATGGAAGTTGGCTGACCGCTTCCCCGCGCTCGACCGCCCCGGCCTTTACCGCCGACCGGTCGTCGATAACCCGCGAGCGAGTGGTATCGACGCATTCCTGATCGGCTTCGGCGGTCTCGTGCTCGTCCTGCTGGGGCTACTGATCATCGGTGCTGGCCTGTTCGTGGCCGCCGCCCTGATCTTCGCCTAGTCCTCGCCGATCAGCTTGGCGCCATAGCCGAGCGAGTGGTGAATCACATCGCGGCCGATCAGGCCTTGCACCACAGCCCCGCCCAACTCGCGCAGGATGGTGTCGTGGTTGGCCTCAGCCGCCGGGCCCAGAACCGGGCGAGGTGGAATCGTCGGCGTCCCGAATTCCTGATAGACCATGATGTCGGACGTCGAACCGATGGTTGCGGTCAGTTCCTCGACGCCATGGCTGATGCTGTCCCGCAACTCGCCGGAGCGCAACAGCGGCTCGTTCTCAGGGTAGCCCAACCGCCCGCGGTCGGCCTGCGTGCTGTCGGCCAGTTCCGCCCATTCCGGGAACGGCCCGATGGCGCCCTGATATTCACCGAACTCGGCCTTGGCGGTCGTTTCCACCGCGACCGCCACCCGTTCCAGCGCCGTGCGTGCATTGATGTTGATAGCGACCTCGGCCTCCGCCAACTTCATCACCATGTCGAGCAGCGACAGCGGATCGCTCATTCCGGTTCCTCGAACGTCAGGGTGTCAATGTTCAGCTTGTGGCCCTCGAACGTCGAAAACCGCATCGCCATCCATTTGCGAGTGAGGTCATCGAGCGAGAAGGCCACATCGAAGGGGACGCCGTTGTGAACGAGCCATAACGCCTCGTTCAACCCGGCGTCGTTCAGGAGTTTTTTAGCTCACCCTCCGCGCCATTCTGCGCCGATGGCATGAAGTTGGCATAGACGCCGATCTGCGCCGCCTCGTTGCCCTCATCGCCGAGCCGGGCATAGAGCGCCCGCAATTCAGCATCGGTGCCCGGGGTAGCAACTTGGGAGCCATCGAACGCGGCGATGAACTGGAGGTGCGCAACCTCTGCCAGATAGAGTTGGTTGATCTGCGCACCGCCGGCCGCCTTGGCAAAGTCCAGCCTGGCGAGTGGGTCCGGCTTCTTGAGCGTGATCACGCGACCGAGCGCATCGGTCACGTCCACGGTCTTGCGCGCGGCGGCGATCAGCTTGGCGGACGGCGATTCCGCGTCTTCGGTGATTTTGACGGTTGCCATGATTTATCCTCAGGCCTGCTTGATGCGCTTGCTAGCGTGGCCGCTCATCGATTGCGACACCGACTTGTCCGCAGCCCAAGCCCCGGCCTCGTCGAAGCTCAGGACTACGCGCTCGTAGCGGAACTGGCTGACCGAGCCATCGGGTTCTTGGGTGGTTTCGATCATCGTCACTGGCGGCTCGGAAATGCCGGCGTAGTAGTTAGCCTCGATCCCCGCCCAATAGTTGTCGAGGTCGGGCGACCGGCGCTCGGTCTTGAGGCTGAACGACCATCCTTCGTGGAAGCGCAGGTTATCGATGATGCCATCGAGTGGCTTGATGGTCTGGTTGCTGGTCTTCGGCTTGCTGTCGAAATCGGTGACCTTGCCGAGACGCAAGCTCGTACCATCATTGAGGATGATGACGATGGAGCGGTCGCGACCGATCGAATAACCCTGTTGGGGCATGGGTGTTTACTCCGGGAGAGGTGCGAGGGTTCAGGCGGTCGGTGTGACGGAAACAACCTGGACACTGACGGTCTGGCCGCCTTCGACCGAGATGATGAGTGCGGTGATGACCGACAGGTAGGTCACGCGGACGCCGATCTGTTCGAGGCCGAGCGCGACTTGCGACGAAGGGTTGTTGTTGGCGTCGAGCTGGACCGAGAAGCAGTCCTTGGTCGGGACGTTCACGTCCCCGATCATGCTGGCAGTCTGCATCGCGGAAAGGAACGTCTGAACCGAGCCGCGTGCCTCATTGCGCTGCGAAACCGTCTGCAGTCGCCCGACATGCCGGCCCATCGAGCGGTTCAGCGTGTAGGCGATGTAATTGGTGATGCCCACGTAGTTGTCGCCGTTGATTGCCCGGTTCGAGGACGTGTTGCGACCGGTGCGGCACCCGAAATAGCTGCCGCCAGGGCATGGGTTGGTGATCACATCCATCCCCGCCCCGCTGATCTGCGCAATGTCGGGACCCGAATAGGTCGTAACCCCGTTCGTCGCATACGACTTCTGCGTGCCGATGATGCCGTTGAGCGGCTTGTTCAGCAGCGATTGTTCCGGCGACATTGCCGCCTTGCGACCGGCAGCGAACGACTGCGGTGAGATCATGCGAGTCACGCCGGTTTCCGGGTCGGTCACATAGCACCAATCACCAAACATCAGCTTGGCGGAGTAACTGTCGATGCCTGCCGTCGCCTTGGTGCTGATGGCATTGCTGATGGTGTCACCAGCAGGTCCGGTCATGTGCATGTAGATGCCCTCGGACAGGCCGAAAGATACCTGCGTGGTCCACGATGTCGGGGTATCGCAGTCCGCCAACATGGCGTTGGCGCAGGCAGTCGCGCGCAAGGCATACATGCCGGTGCGGCTCGTGCCATCGGTGCCCAGTAGCACAGTCGAGGTGATCGTGGCTGTGCCATCGGCGCCACCGGTGAGACCGGTCGAGCCGGCAGTCGGAGATGAAGTCGATGCACCGGCAGATGCGATGACGACCTGTGAAGGGCCACGCATCGGGCCGTAGCCGTTATTGATGACCGCCGCGATGGCCACCCACACGGCATTGCCCGTGAGGCCGGCGGCGAGGTTATCGAACACCTCGGGCGTGAATCCCGTCATCGCCACCGTGGCTTTCCAGCTATTCGCAGCCGAACCCACAGCGAGGATCACCGAAATGTTGTTGCCCAGCGTGCCTGTGTACTTGGCGGTGATAGTGACTCCGTTCGTGCCGATCGCAGCGGATGCGGCGGCGTCGGTGCCATCCGTGACACGAACACAGCGGAAGTTGTTTGCGCCCTGCCTCTCGGCGAAAAAGATGGCGGTTCCGAGGTCGTACTTGCGGTTCTGCCCTGCGCCGAACTGCGCCTTGAAGTTTGCATAGCCGGAAACGGTGGTGGGCGCGTTAACCGGACCCCACTGCGCGGTCCCGACGATGCCGAGAACATCAGTCGGGATGCCGCTGATGTAGTTCTGCTGGGGCGGGACGAGCTGGATATAAACGTCCGGCACCAGATCGGCGGTGGTGTTGATTGCACCGAGTTGGACGACAGTCATGCGCGGTTACTCCTTCTAGGTCTTGTCGGCGACGCCCACCGCGGCCGGTGGCGGGGTGGGCGTGCGCACCACGTAGGCGGCGGCATCGGATGCGAGGATTTCGGCAATGTCCGTGTCGAGCGTGATGACATCGCCGACCTCATGGCCGGAAAAGGGCTGGGTGACCGTCAGGGCCATGGGTGTTTCCTTGTCAGGGGGTGGGAATCGCGCCGTTGAACTGCGCGGTGGTGGTAATGTTGATCGTGGCGATGGGCGTGGCAGTGATGGTCTGAGTCGTGGCGTAATTGGCCGCGTAGAACAGGTCGCGGCGGTAGATCCCGGCCTTCTGCTGGTCATCGATCTGACTTGAATTGACGTAAGCCAGCACCGCCCGCGTGCCATCAGGCATGGCAAGCCGTGAAAGCCCCGCAAGCCCAGCATCAATGGTAGCGGCGACCGGATCGCGCTTGTCAAAGCAGTTGGCCCAAATCGTGATCTGGTATTGCCGGGTCTGCCGCCGCAGTTCGATCTGCGCGGTCCCGGTCGTGCCGTTGTTCGTGACCTCATCCCAATCGCCGTGATTGGTGATCGTCACCTTGTCCCCAGGGCGCGGGAATATCGAGACGTGCACCATGCCGGCCGCGAGGTCATCGGTCAGCTGCTTGGCGTTCGGCCAGCCGGCGTAGATCTTGACCGGATCGCCAGTGATGGACCCGGCGCCGGTGCCGTTCGGATAGACTATGCCCGCGATGGTGGTGACCAGCGCGTTGGAGACGTCGGACAGGTCGGCCATGTCAGGTGTGAGCCTCGAATGCGGCGATGCGCCAGCCAAGGTCGGTCAGTTCAGCGGCGGCGATCTCGTATTT